ATTTCTGACCTGTTTTCAGGCCGACGCCTTCCTTTCCTTGATTTCTTTTATTTTCTCCTGTGTTTCCTCTATCAAAATATAGCTGTCTGCGTGTTTCATGTGGCCGAACCTGCTTTCGATTGAACGATCGAAGTCTTCCAGTTCTACTTCCCCAGTGTCGAAGGCTTTTAATAATTTCTTTAGGCGCCGCATGGCGTCCTTTCTTACCCTCTTGTGATCTTTGAAGTGAATATACCCTACGAAGTTTATTCCGTTCTTTGCTGCAAGGATCGTTGTCTTCGGGTTCAGTTCCAGTTTTAATTCCCGGCGAAGAAATTCTTCTATCAGTTCCAGAACGTGCCGCAACTCTTCCGGATCCTCTGATAATATTATAAAATCGTCCATATAGTGAACATAATATTTCATTTTCAGGACGTGTTTTACATATTGATCCAGTTTGTTCAAGTACACATTCGCGAATAACTGTGAAGTAAGGTTCCCGACTGGTATTCCCACGCCCGGCGGGAAGATACCGTTGTGATCTATGATCCGATCCAGAATTTTCAAAAGTGCTTTATCTGAAATATACCGCCGGATCTCTTTCTTTAATACGTCGTGCGCTACGCTCTGGAAATAGTGGTGTATATCTCCCTTTATTGCATAGATTTTCTTCCCCTGTACCACTTCCAGTTCATAAAGCCATTTTGAAAGGGTGTCGCTTGCTTCGTGCGCGCCTTTCCCTTTCCTGCAGGCGTATGAATGGAAAATGAACCGCTTTTCAAAAATCGGTTCAATGATATTTACGATCATGTGTTGAATTACACGATCGAAGAACGGAAGCGCCATAATAATTCTTTCTTTTGGCTCCCACACTTTGAAAATTCTATACTTTCCCGGCGTATAGTCACCGCTTTGTATGGCGTCTATTGCTTTTTGAAGGTTGTCTTCCCTGTTCTGTTCAAACTCCAACACTTCCGGGCGAAGCCTTTTACATTTCCGGGCCTTCATGTACGCTTTGATCGCGTTCGGGAAAGTACAGATTTTACCTATTAAGTTTTTAATTGTTTTCATGTTTGCCCTACCGCATTTCACCCCATTTCAGGCCTACTTTTCGGCGGTGCCTTTGTTCTTTTGTCCGGCTTCTCTCCGGAACGGGAACGGCCTTCCGGCCGTCTGTGCGAACCGTCTGACTATATATTTTGATTATTCATATATAACCCTTGCCGTGGATCCAGAGATCGCGCGGTCTATACGATTTTACAAGTCACACACGCACCACACGCCAATGTTGCCGTTGACGTTCCACGGGTAATTGTTGGCGTTGACCGCGCGCGAACCGTCGTGAACGCCGTTGTTCCAATTGCCGCCGCCAATGAGCGCGTGAAGTGCGAATTAACGGTTGCCCCAAATTTTATTATTTTCTCTTATTTTCTGCGATCGACTTTATCAGGCCGCCGATCTGCGCGCCGATCGCTCCGGTCTGTTTGGCACAATAGAAATAGGCGTCTTTGTTCATGGCTGAATATCCCAGATCGTAAGCAAGCCGGATCTTTCGTACCAGTCGTCTTTTTAAGCGGTCGGCCGCGTATAGGTGACTTGCTACCTTTGTGATCTCAAACATTTCTATTTCGTCCAGTATTCCGTCGATACTTTCCCGAATATCTTTTTGCAGCGTGAATTTTTCATAGTGCGGAAATTTCTTCATTTTCTCATGAAGGTACACTGAAAAATCATAGGCCATTTGGTGCGCTTCGGTGTGGGTGTAGTCCATTTGTGCGGTTTCCTCTTTCCCCTGCGTCGCGCTTTTACTTCTGCTTTGATATGCCATGTTCTATTCTCCCGGAAAATAGGGGCTGCCCTTTCGGGCGCCCCTTCTGCTTACTGCGCGTCACACACGCACCACACGCCAATGCTGCCGCCGACGTACCACGGGGAATCGGCGGCGTTGACCGCGCGCGAACCGTCGTGAACGCCGTTGCTCCAATCGCCGCCGCCACTGAGCGCGTGAAGTGCGGTATTTGACGGAATATAGGCGTCACCATAGCCCGCGCCCAGTACGTTGTACCAGTTCCATGCAGAAGCCGTAGGATCCAGACAAAATTCATCAAGCCACTTCCAAACGTTACCCACCAGATCGCGGATATTAAGCGCCGAAATGGCGTTCGCAACATATCCCGTTTTCTGGCGTCCGGTGTTTCCGGTTGCACTCCATGCGTAGGTATTGTTTCCGTCCTGACCTTCCGGGGATCCTGCTGCTGCCTGGCAAAATTCCGCATAGGTCGGAAGTCTCTTTCCTACGCGGCGGGCCTTCTCGTTTGCAATATACCAGTTCAGGCCTTCCGTTCCGGTGATCGGGTTCGCGTTGTACTTCGACTGCAGGCCCTGACTTCCATTATCAGAAGAAAGGTAAATATCGCCCCACAATCCATTCCCAAGGTAAACCATGCCGGAAGGATCGTCGCACTTCGGGCGGTGCTTTGTGGTCCATACGCTGTTCGGAATAATGCCGTTGTATACGTTACCCTGCCAACCGCTGCCGTTTTCTGCTCCGCTGCTGTTGATCGGGTTTCCAAGCGCGTTCACATAGCGACACTTTCCATAATGGAAACCACCGATCTTTCTGCTGTTGTCCGCTGTGTACCCGGAAGGGTAAGTGGAATTTTTAGAAATTACAAAAACTTCGTCGCGGTCCACGGTGTCGGATCCGTTGGTCGGATCGCAACAATAAATATAATAGTCCGTTCCCATTTCAAACCCGGAACCAGTGTCAAGGTTTGCCGTTGTAAGGTTTGTTAATACGGTTTTGAATACAGAAGAACCGACGGCGATCAGGACGCCGGCCGCGATCGTGATCTGGTTCGGTGTGGCTGCTCCCGCTGCTGTGATATACTGCGCCTTCTGTGATACAATGTCGCTCATGGCTGACAGTTTTTCCGTGGTGATCTTTGCCTTCGTGTTCATCATTGTTTCGTCATAAATAAAAAATTTCATGTGTTTTTCTCCTTTCTTACTGCTGCAGGTCTGCTTTGATTGCTTCCAGTTCTTCTTCCGTCATTCCTAACGCGTCGTAAACGGAAGGTGTGTTCGTGATCTTGATTGCTTCGGAACCGGCCGCGATCGTTCTCGAAAGTGTGATCTTTGTCTTTTCCTTCTCTGCTCTTCCGGATCCGTCCGGTTCTCCGTCGATATGCTCCACGCTCTGAATGGTTGCAGTTACGCCGCCGGCCGTAACCTTTGCGCCTGCTGTCGCTTCGTTGCAATATGTAACCGTCACCGTCTTTTTATCCTCTGATAATTCGCGGATCGGGCAAATAATAAAATTCTGGTTTTCGATCGCTTCGATTGCTTCCAGAAGGTCGGCCGCCTGCAACTGTCCGGCGTCCACCATGTCTTTACAGTTCTTCACGTCCTGCGCTGTTTTTAATACTTTCGGAAATCCTTTCATAGTGTCTTTTTCTCCTTTTCTTAATTTTTAGATACATACGCGCCAACATAGCCGCCAACGGCTGCGAAAGCGTTTTTGTCATAAATGGTGAAGTTCAACGTTTCCGTTGTCTGTGTGTGGTCCAGAACGAAGGTTTTCGGGATAATTAACAGGTTGTCGGCCTGTGGCTCTACTTTGTAGGTTCCCGGCTCTGTCAGGTAGGTTTTGCCGCCTGCTGCATACGTCGCCGTTGTAACCGTTCCGGAATTTTCGTTCGTAATGTCGATCAGGATCGCCGCCGTTTCCTTTGACTGGTTTTCAAACATGATCTTCGTTGCCAGATTTTCAAAGTTTGCCTGCAGCGCATTTACTGAAAACCACAACGCGGCCGCCGCGTCTTTCGATAACTGATCCTTGATCCGGTTGTAAAGATCCGTGAAAAGTTCTTCCTGCTGCCCCGCGTAGGTTTCAAACTGGTTTTCCATGTTATGAAGGGCTGCTGTTCCCTGATCCTCTAAGTTCGTGATCGTGGACTGGTAGGCGTTGAACTCTTCCGTGATCTGTGCCTGATACTTCTGGAAGAACGCCTGAAACTGTGCTGTGATCTGCGAAAAATCAATTTCTTTTACAGTTGCCATTACCCACCCGCAAACGTCGGCGTTCATTCGTGTATCTGTTATATTGTCCTGTGTGATCTTGATCGCTCCGACTTCTACCCTGATTTCTGCCAGTTTCAGATCGTGGATCGCTTCGGTCCTTGTAATTTCCGGTGCTACCGGGTTTTTGCTGAAACCGCCGGTTTCGATCAGAATATAAAAGTCGCGTTCCGTGTCGTCTCTTCGCAAGATCACGTTGTCGATACGGGCCAACGTTCCGGACGCTTTTTCAAGGGTGAAGATCTGTGCCTGTTCAAAATGCTTTGTCTTTCCCTTGATATTTACATAGCCACCGCCGACGCTTATATTCATACCGTCGCCCGTGGCCGTCACGGCGAAGCAATTATTAAAAACGCCGGTTGTGAAGAATGGTAAAAGCCATTCGCTCATGCTGTCGGCATTGTAAACGCGGTCGCCGTTTCTGGAATTGTAGAAATTCGCATACTGTCCCATTTATTTGTCGCTCCAATCTATTTTTTCGGGTAATGCGTCGCCCATGGTCGGTACTACATACATTCCCCCGTACTCATACACTTCTTGAAGTTCTGTGATCCTCTGGTTTAATACGATCCCCCATTTCTTTTTCTTTACCGTCACAATATCCCCCAAGTCGTAATGTGTTTTATATTTGAAATTTATGTCCGCTTCGGTTTCGCACTCCACACTTTCAGAAACAACATTCGCCGCCAATGTTTCCCGGCCGCGTTGTGCCAGTGCTGCTTTGTATGCTGCGTCTGTCAATCCTTCGCTTTGAATGTCCTTCGCGTCCACAAAAATTTCCCGAAGATCTAACCCGGTGCCGCCGCCAACTTCCACATATACGCGGGCGGCTCCTTCGCCTTCCCCGCCGACGATCGCTTTCGTCCTGTACTGTTGATCGTTATATTTATAAATAACGTTGTTTAGGTTGTTGTAACTCTCCGAAAAGATAACGCGGGAATTGATACCCTGTGTCGTGGTCCTGTCGGTCCCTTTGTAGGTTTCAAATATAATTTTCCTGTTCCGGAAGTCTGGCCGGAAGCGATAACCGATCGTTCCGGCCTTTGCCAGTTTTGTTTCG